ATCACAAAAGTACAACTATTTCACGAAACTGATTAAAAAATCCCGGTTATCTTCAAACCACTTATTTAAGTCATAAGTAGCGCCTTCAACCAGGCTTTCGCTTAGACACATATAAACCAAGGCTTTTGCAAGAAGAATAGCATCATCAATGGAAGAGATACTCTCGTTGCTAAGATTGCCATATTCTTCATTGATAATTTCTTGCCTAGAAATGTTTAAATAGAACAAGATGCCATTAAGCATCTCGGTCATTTCCTCGCTAGTGTTTATAGATATATTTCTGCTATGCACCACCTTCCTCCTTACCCCACCTTCCTATCGGACAGGAACTGCTTGACATTAGTGTTTTAACTTTCATAAAACATCCGCACTCCAAGCATGTCTTTGTCGTTTTAAAAAAACGCGGACAATCATTACATATACTCAATCTTCTTTCAGACATTTCTTTTAATGTATTATATTTATTCATATATTAATTAGGCGTATAATCAAAAGTTTCAACAGATGTTGTCCCACTAAGGGTTGCTGGTCCGGCAATTAATCCATGCAAATTAGATCTACCAGGAGTGCCTGCGGGAGCCGTATAGCTGGCTACAGCCCCACCAGTGCTCATTTGCGCAGTAATTATTGCACTATTAGGTTGAGTATTAGCTTGAATATATGCTATATAATCAGTATTAGAAGTTGTGTTTCCAACAAGTTGTGTTGCAACAACGGATACGGAACCAGCTGTTTTTTTAACAACTTTGAAATCGTGTTTATACCATGTAGTCAGCGTTCCACCATATGTCACATAACAAGTAGAACCCGACAAACTTCCTCCCGATGGACAGTTATACGGGGCGCTTGCATTATAAACTTGCGCAGGACCGGCGAAGACCCAGCAGCAGTTATAGCAATCGCAACCAAAAGTTGCGCCGCCGCAGCCGCCGCAATAGGAATATGGACCACCAGATGCGCCGTAAGCATAATTACAATTTGAACCATAAGCAGTGCCTCCGCTTGGACAGTTATATGGGGCTGCAGAAAAAGTTGTCTTTTCCGTATGTGCGCCCCACCAGTTATTTGCATCTGTAACCCAAAATGAAACGCCGTAGCCGGAGCCAGATGAGGAAGCTGTTGATTTAACAACAACATCTTTAGTGTTTGTATCAACTGTCGCAACTGGATAGGACGAGGCTGCTGTAGTTGAGTAGGCTTTATTCCCGGTGATACCCCATGTACCACTTGTCGCAACCCACTTTGCTGTTGTTTGAGGAAGAGCTGTAGAACTATTCGTTGCAGTAAAAGTATCCTGAAAAGCTTTTAGCTTAGTAGTGAGTACTTTAGAACCTACTGCGCCGATTGACTTAATACTGCTGTATATTCCCATTGGTCGTCTCCTTAATAATTGACGCTTCCAGCGCCAAAAACTGTCCATGCCGAACCTGTCCGCAGAAGGTTGAATGTGTAAATATCAATCTTGCCAGAGCTTGATGTTGCAGCAACTGCAGCACCGCCACCCCACTTGATTGTTTGACCAACACCATCAATTTGGAATGCGCTTGGGTAGTAACCTGTAGAGCCTTGTGTGATGATTGCTGTGAAGGTAATAATTCTATCGTTGGTTGTTGGAACACCTGTTAAGTTAATAGTAAAGTTAGCAGATGGTGCTGAGTAGTACGAAATCAGTGTGTCAGTGTATGCCACATTAGAAACATTAGATGATATTGCAGCAGATGCAACAACCTCTGAAATCTCAGCCATTGTCAAACGACCATTGACCGTTGTATTACCAGTAATTGTTACATCTCCAGCAACACTCAGTGTCCCGCCAACATTCACATTATTGGCAGTAGCAATACCGCCAGTAACAACAAGGGCACCAGTCGTAGTGTTTGAAGAAGCTGTAGTATTGGAAAGAGTTACAATTCCAGCAATATTTGCAAGACCGCTTGCTTCAAGGTCTGCAACAACCAAAGATGCGTTTGCGGATGCAGCAAAGTTTGCTGTGCTTGTCGGAGCTGTTGTTAGATTAGTAAACAACTTAAACTTACCATCGCTTGCATCTCTTAATAGACCTGCATACTTGACAGCGCCATCGTTAAACTTACCAGCGAAACCAAGGTCAAAAGTATCAGCAGCGTTTGTATTTCCCATGAACACAATTGGGTCTGACACGGTAAGGTTGTTTGATTCAAACGCACCGCCACCTACAGTGATTGTCCCAACGATATTAGTATTACCGCTAATGTAAACATTACCACCAACACCAAGACCGCCAGCAACAACAAGTGCTCCAGTTGTAGCGCTTGTTGAGTTAGTAGCGATATTAACTGTTACAGATGTGTTTGGAGTAATAACCATTTGAGTTTTATCACTTGACAAACCGCCTGCCGCAAAAATAATTTTGTTTTGCTGACCATTACCACCAGTAGCAAGAACAAGGTTTCCGTTTCCTGCAGTGTTTGCTGGGGCTTCTAAGAAGACATAGCCATCATGATCACCGGTAATAGTAAAGCCTGGGTCATTAAAGTTTGACGATGTAATACCCATGTCAATCCAGCCAGCATCATCAGTTCCTGCATCGGCATAAGCAATAATATCTGTTGAGCTGTTTGCATTTGTACCTAAGTTTCTAAAAGCGATCTGTGAGTAATCTGTAGTATTTGACTGAACCGTAAGGGTTGGGTTAGTCAGTGTTGCAGCAAAATTGACTGAGTTCGCACCAACAGTTGAGGCGGCATTTGCATTTATAGCGCCAGTTTGAATCAAAGTTGTAGCATTTATATTGTTTGCAGAAATATTAGCATTGACAGTAACTGCATTAGCAGTGAGTGTGCCGCTTAATGTTGCAGAAACAATTGACAATGAGTTGGTCCAAGATACTGATGTCCCATCAGTCTTTAATACAGAATTTGCACTCCCAGATTGGCTTGGAATTTCACCAGTACCACCTTGAGAGAACAAGGTCCATTTAGACGCAGCTAAGTCAGTAGCGATAGAACCACTGGTGCTCGTATACTCACTTGTTGCGATGTAAGCGTTCCCATCAGAAAACACAATGTCATTAGTAAAATACAAAGTGCTTGTTGCCCAAGCACCACGCCAGTTGGTACCGGGAACATATATTTCCCACTTTGCAGCAGCAAGGTCAGTAGTAAAAGTCCCCGATGTATGTGCCACTAGGCAGCTATAGGACACTCCGCCTCTAGTTACAATATCGTCAATTTTATATGCAGTAGCATTTGCCCACGCACCTTTGTAATCCTGACCATCGGCTAGTAGTGCCCAGTATGTCGCATTTGTTGGGAGATTAGCTGATGCCGATGTTTGATTAATATAGACATACGATTTCGCTCCATACGAAACAACATCGTTTAATTCATAAGTTGTTCCAGAGCTGTATGCCCCTCTATGGAAAAATCTAAGTCTTCCTAAATCTATTGCTTGTGCCATTTACGCAACCTCCAAAATCAAATGCGATTTATTATCAGTATACCATGAATAATTTAATTCAGATTGGCTTGTTAACCAATTAATGTATACAGAAGTATTATTAAAATCTATAGTTTCCCCTTCATCCATATTTTGCAGGCAATCAGATAAGTTTTCTCTGCCTGTAAACCTGAATCCGCCATCGTCATTCGCAACCAGTAAGCCATCTCCTGAGCGATAATCTGGGATCACGACAGGATCGCTATCCGAGTGGGCCTGTGCAGTGAGACGACCGGATGCGGGATCAAATTGCCATCCATGGAAATATGCTCCATCAAGAATTTCATGCTTCTTTGGATCCCACATAAATGCAGCTCCAGAAGCATTACCACTCCCACTGCCGCCGCTATTAACAAGATTAGGCATATTCTACCCCGCTAATATTAAAAGTCAAAGCACTATTGCTTGACGCAACATAAACATTACTATTTGCCGGAATGACAATAGATGTATTGTAATAAAGAACATCATTTTTGATTACAACTGCATTGCTAATAATTTTATTATTTGCAGCCGCTGCTGCTCCTGCAATCAGAATGTGAACATCCGCAGTAGCATTATCGGTATTACTTGTATTGCAAATATTAATTGATTTAATAATCGAGTAATTTCCGGCAGTGTTTGCAACCGTGTAAACATTAGACCCAGTTGTATTACCAAGATAAAATGATTTAGGAACTAAGTTAGCCATTTACGCCCCCATCCACATTAAAACTTCATTATCGTATGTTGTGGTGTTCATATCTTGAATAGTCACAGCGTCTAAAATATGATCAACAAAAGCTCCAGATGTATGTGATTTCGCAACCGTTCCATCATAACCACGCTCCTGAACTGTAAATGAGGATCCGGCCCTTGAAGAGATCAACATTTTTTCTTCATCAGATGTGCCTCGATCAACAACAACAGCAAACGGATTTGAGCCAGAAGGAAACCCTTCAGCATCTGTTACAGAGAAAGACGAGGCGCTATTGGAGATGTTAGCACTCAAGTTGGTTCTCAACGCTGCTCCTGTAAATTCTCTTCTCAGCATACTAATCTCCTAGTCAATGCTGATATCAAGATCGCCTGTTGCGATTCTTAGAGTATCCCCAGCATCTGTTGTTTTATTAGTTGTAAGCGTTCCGTACAACAACATATTTCCACTCGTTGAAGCATCAAAAATGCCAATCGCTACTGTTGTAGCCGCTGGCATTCCAGTAAAGTCAATATTAGAATCATTTGATGTTGCGCCGCTTGATGCTCCGCTAAATGTTGCAATTTGGCGGGCATATGAGCCCCCAGTTACTTCTGTTCCACCACCAGCATCCGCTGGAGCTACTGTGAATAGGGCAATATAAACATCAGCCGGCATCGTATA